GCAGCCACGAGTACCAGTACTGCTGGATTTATAAGGCGTATTTGTGTATCTATTGTGATGAGATGAGGAAGGTGGAATGAATACTTTCTTAATGATTATGGGTATTTCTGTTTACATATTAGCTTTCATTCTTGTAGTGGCGAAACAGATTACTACATCGACTGCTATTAAGTGGACAAAGTGGGATGAGGCAAAGCCAGTAATTTTATTATTTGTTGCAATCGTAATGGTTGTTGCGCCAATCACTTATTTTATGGAGCTAATACCATAAGCAATTAGCCGCAATCACCCAACAAACCCCAACTTAATAAACACAACACTAGCCCTATTCACAACGAATGGGGCTTTTTCATGGCTGCGAATAAACGAGAAATTAAGACACCGGGTGTGACTGCTGAGCCGAATCAAGAACAACAAGCACAAACACCAGATACAAACCAAGACACTTCAACTAAAGATCAGGCTGACGCTGCTTTAAGTCATATCACAGGTGGTGATGATCAAAACACAGGTGAAACTGGTCCAACTCAAGAAGAACTATTACGCCAAGAGTTAGAGCAGATGCGTGCTCAAATTGCCGAGCTAAAGAAGTCTACGCAACCAGAAGCGCCAAGTGCCGCTGGTGTAGCACAGCCTAAAAAACGCATTCCTGTTTTGACTGAAAAGGGCTGGTCAACTAAGGAGGCGGACTAATGTGCGGAGGCGGATTAGGAAAAGTTCTTTCATCTGTGACTGACATGTTTGGCCTCACAGACACTAAGGGTGCTTCAAAAGGTTTTGATGCAGAAGCAGCAGATGCAGCCGCTAAAAACCAAGCTCAATTAGATGCAAATGCAGCAGCGGCAGAGCGACGTAAACGCAATGCTTCAACTGTTTTGGCGTCTGCTACAGACAACCAAAAGAAAACAACTTTAGGCGGCTGATATGAGTGAGCTAGTAGCAAGGTTATGCAAACGCTTAAGCGAGCTTAAAGCAGCGCGAAACCGCTTAGAGCCCCATTGGTCTGAGTGCTATCGCTATGCAGCCCCTGAGCGTCAGCAATCGTTTATAGGTGATGATGTAACAGATACACGTAAGACACAACGAGCTGAGCTATTAGATTCAACACTATCAGAAGCAACGCAATTACTTGTATCGAGCATCATTTCAGGAACCACGCCAGCTAACGCGCTGTGGTTTAAAGCTGTGCCGAATGGCGTGGATGATCCATCCGAACTCACAGAAGGTGAGAAATGGCTTGATGAGGTGTGCCAATTCATTTGGCGCAACATTCACGGGGCTAACTACGATAGTGAAATATTTGATTTAGTTCTCGACTGTGTGGTTGCTGGTTGGGGCGTAATGTATGCAGATGTAGATCGTCATGCAGGTGGAGGCTATGTATTCCAGACATGGGATATCGGGCAATGCTATCTAGCATCAACACGTCAAGATCAGAAAGTTGACACACTCTATCGTGAATATGAAATGACGATGGCCGCGTTAGTCAATGAGTATGGAGAAAACAAGGTCAGTGAAAAGGTCCGCAATACTTACAAGTCTAAACCGGATTGCAAGGTTAAGGTCTTGTGGGTAGTTGAGCCGCGTAAAACAGGCTACATCAAAGGTGATCGTCAGTTGATGCCGAAGGAAATGCCTTTTGCGTCATATCACGTTGAAGTTGATGAAAAAAATGTTCTTCGTGAGACGGGCTACAACGAATTTCCTTTTGTAATTCCACGCTTTAGAAAGATTCCAAATTCAGTTTATGGGACTGGTCAAGTCTCTATTGCTTTGCCAGACGCTAAAACAGCTAACAAGTTAATGCGTGACACGTTGCGCAGTGCCGAAATTTCAACTCTAGGCATGTATGCAGGTGTTGATGATGGCGTTTTTAATCCAAGAACTGTGCGTCTTGGCGGTGGGAAAATCATTGTTGTTAACAATGTTGATTCATTAAAGCGCATTGATGACGGCAAGGGTTATCAAGTTGGCGTTGATTTGCTAGCTCATCTTCAAGGTGCAATACGTAAAAAGATGATGGCAGATCAGTTGCAGCCTGCCGATGGCCCAGCAATGACAGCAACCGAAGTGCATGTCCGTGTTGACTTAATTCGTCAGCAATTAGGGCCGCTGTATGGTCGTTGGCAAGCTGAATTATTAACGCCTTTGTTAGAGCGTACTTTTGGGCTTGCTTATCGTGCTGGTGCAGTTGAAGCGGCACCAAAAGAAATGCAAGGCCGCAACCTGTCATTCAAGTTTATTTCTGCTTTGGCTCGTTCACAGCAACTTGAAGAAGTCACAGCAATTGAGCGCTTCTTAGCTGGCTTAGCAGAAGTAGCACAAATTGATCAATCAATCCTAGACAACGTAGACATGGATGCCGTAGCGCAAGTTTCAGGCATGGGCTTAGGTGTGCCTACAGCAATTTTACGCACTCAAGATCAGATCGATGCAATCCGTAAGCAGCGTCAGGAAGCACAGCAACAAGCTGCACAACAAGAACAAGAGCAGGCCCTAGCACAACCACTCGCAAATGCAGTCGGTAAGGGCCTTGAGTCTGAATTAACTAGTGAGACACGACAATGATTAATGTCCTTTTTGTGGTTGCAGTTCTTGCCTTTATCGTGGCTGCTGCATTTGCCTTCGCTTACAAAGTTAGTGGTGAGGAATGGAAAGAAAAGTATTGGGCGGAGAACCGCTTGCACTTAGATACCACCATTCAATTGGCTAAGTCACAAGAGGAATTAGATAAAGCCAATTCACGCATTCAGCAGCTTGAAGAAAGCCTCCGCAACAAGGAACAGAAGCCCGAAGAAGTTGGAACTTTTGTTCAACACAGAGCATTGCGCCCAGCAACGCCAGAGACATATCGGGTCGTTTTTGATCTGGATCTGAACGGGCAACGCATTCTTGAGCATCTGACCCAAAAGTATTGCCGCAATGCCTTCTCAAATACAGACCGTGAAACCAATTACAAGCTTGGTCAACAAAGCGTTGTGGCTGGAATCATCAATGAAATCAACAAAGCAAATGACCCAAATTACAGTGAGGTAGAGAACGATGCTTAATGAACAACAAGAGACAAACACAGAAAACGTTCAAGCAACTGAACAAACTCAAACAACACCTGTGGATACAGCAACGCCACCAGTTGAGAGTCAAACTCAAGAGCAGAAACAGCCAGAAGCTGAGACAGAAACCAAGCCAGATATTCCTGAATCTGCTGACGCTTACAAAGTGGAGTTGGATGGCTTTGATTTCGATGCATTCAAATCTAATGAAGATAACAAAGCTTTTTTAGAAAGTGCTCATCAAGCTGGACTAACCAATGAGCAAATGTCGGTGGTGATGAAGGCTTTTGACCAGCACACAGCTGTGCAAGTAGAAGCACTTCAACAGGATTGGGGTAACGATTACGAAGCTAACTTACGTTTCGCCAATCAAGCAATTCAAGCGGCTGGTCTGCAAACAGCAGATGTTGACTCTCCAACATTTGGTATTCGTCTAGCTGCCTACTTTGGCAAGGCATTACAAGAAGATATGCCGCCTCAAAACACCCAACAAAGCGGTGCCGAGAACATTCAAGAATTAATCGCATCAGAGGCATACATGGATGAAAGTCATCCCGACCACAAACGTGTCACTGCCCAAGTTCAAAGTTATTACCAAAAAGCATACGGCTAGGGGGCTAACCAATGGCGAATGAAAATAAAATAACGGCAGCGTTTGTACAACAGTATCATGACACGTACGAAGTTGCCTCAATGCAAAATGAGTCACGACTCCTTAAAACAGTTGTGAATCGTGGGAAAATTACGGGTGAATCCTTCACTGTAAACGATATGGGCCAAGTTGAAATGTCAGCTTCAGGTGCACGTTTCGGTGATACTACTTGGACCATTCCAGATGCGGGCGTTCGTACAGCGCTTATGTCGGATTGGGACTTGTTTATTCCAATTGAAAACCGTGATATTCCAAAATTAAAGGCACATCCAAATGACAAGTATATGAAAAACTTAGTCAGTGCCCGTAATCGTAAAACAGACGACATTATTTACCAATCTTTAGTCGGTAACGTTACTCGTACTACAGTAGACGATGCAGGTGCTAAGACTGTTGCACAAGTAGCTTTGCCTGCTGATCAGATTATTCTTTCTGGTTTCGGCTCCCTAAAAGAGCAACTGGTAAAAGCTAAATCACTTTTCCGTAAAAACGAATGTGATGAACATAATGGCGAAGAGCTTTATCTGCTTTATACATCTGACATGTTAATCAAAATCTTAGCGGACACTGTGTTCATGAGTGCAGATTACATGGCTGTAAAAATGCTTCAAGAAGGTGCTGTAGCAAGTAAGTGGTTAGGTGTGAACTGGATCCCTTACGAAAAACTCAACAATGGTGCTGGCGGTGCTACAGAGCGTCGTACAGTGATGTATACGGGAACTGCTGCACACTTTGGTGATGCAGACATTACAGGTTTTGATATTTCTACTCGTCCAGACAAGAAGAATATCAAACAGGTTGGTGGCGTTCACTCATTTGGCGCGGCTCGTGCCAATGAGAAGAAAGTGGTTGCTATCGACTTCTTAGTGTAAGTGCTTTCACCCCACTGTTAGGGCAGGCGGTGGGGTGCTTTTTTAACAAAGTAAATGTAGCGAAAGGAATAACAATGAGTAATGTTGAAGAGTTAAAAGAGGAGCTACTTGGACAGCTAGAATCAGTAGCAAACTTTATGCGTGGCATGGGGCTTGACCCAAGAATTCCAAATGATACTAAGCAAGCATTGAGCAAGCGTGCTCGTGATATTGATGAGTTAGTAGAAAAGTATTTGGAAGAATGATTTAACACCCAACAAAACACATCAAAACCCCGAAGAAACTATCCAAAAAGCTTCGGGGTTTTCTTATGTCTGTATCTAAAGTCACCATTTGCAATAACGCATTGAGCATGATTGGTGGGCAGCAAATTGCTAGTTTTGAGGAAGATACAAAATTAGCTCAAACGTGTCGTAATATCTATGACACTACGCGCTTATCCATATTGCGTTCGCATCCTTGGTCATGCGCCAAAAAACGGCAAATCTTATCGCCAATTTCTACCTATTCAAGCTTTGGCTATGCTCATGCATTCCCATTGCCGAGTGATTACGTCCTGATTATTTCTGCTAACACTGAATGCTATGAAGTAGAGAATCGTCATATCTTGGCAAATGCTGAAGTAATTTACCTTGAATATGTTTTTGACAACGATAACGAGCAAACTTGGGATGCTATGTTGGTTCAGGCGATGACTTACAAAATGGCATCAGAGCTTTGTAAACCAGTCACAGGAAGTGATGCTGCTGGACAGTCGGCAGAAGCTAAATTTCAATTCTTGATTAAGCAAGCGCGTACCGTGAATGGTCAAGAGCGACCAAGCCAAGATGTTCAATTCGCCGAATCAAGTTATTATGAGGAGCGCTTCTAATGAGACAGTGGATCCTAAAAAATAACCTGAGTTCTGGTGAATTAAGCCCGTTACTTTGGACGCGCACAGACATTCAGCAATACGCAAACGGTGCAAAAAAATTACTTAATGCATTGCCTTTGGTTGAAGGTGGAGCAAAGAAAAGACCAGGCACAAAGTTCCGTTCTATTTTTGCAGGTGCATTACGTTTAATTCCGTTTATTGCAAACTCAGAAAACACCTATTTGCTTATCCTTGGTGTGTCTTTCCTCAAGGTTTACAACCCAAGAACGTATGCAGTTGTTTATGAAACTGTGACACCTTACAACACGGCTCAAAAAGTACGTGAAGTACAGTACGCACACACTAAATACCGCATGTATTTCGTTCAAGGTGATACACCTGTACAGCGTTTGCTGTGTTCTGCCGACTTTACTAACTGGCAATTTGCGGCTTTTACCTTTGGTGTGAACCCTAATGATGAGTTAGGTAGTACTCCAAACGTAGCATTGACACCATCCGGTACAGAAGTTGGAAAAGTTATTTCCTTAACTGCTTCATCATTCCCAAACTGGTCAAATACTGAGACTTACTTAACAGGTGATCGTGTAATTCACACTAGTAAGACTTGGCGTGCAACGATTGACAATAAAGGGATTGAGCCTACTGCAACTACTTCGGAATGGGAAGAAGTGACAAATGAAGCAGCTAACGTTTTTACACCTTCAAATGTAGGCTCAATTATTGAAATTAATGGTGGTCAAGTAAAAATAACTCAATATGTAGACCCTTCTCGTGTAAATGGTGAAGTTTTAGTAAAACTAACTTCTGCTGTTCAAGCTATTGCAAAGTCTTGGGTTTTAAAAAGTATCGCATTTAGTGCTGAGGCAGGCTATCCAAAGGCAGTGTGCTTCTTTAAACAGCGCTTAGTATTTGCCAATACGAAAACAAGCCCTAATCAGATGTGGTTTAGTCGCGTTGGTGACGATGGTAATTTCTTAGAGACAACTCAAGATGCGGATGCTTTTAGTATTGCTTCAAGCTCAGCTCAATCTGACAATATTTTGCACCTGTCACAGCGTGGTGGTGTAGTAGCATTAACTGGTGGTGCTGAGTTCTTAATTAACTCTCAAGGCCCTTTAACACCAGCTTCAGCACAGATTGATGAGCACACTTCTTATGGTGTTCAGGCGAATGTTAAGCCTTGCCGTGTGGGCAATGAGCTTCTCTTTGTACAACGTGGTGGTGAGCGTTTACGTGCAATGTCATACCGTTATGAAGTTGATGGACTTGTCTCGCCTGAATTGTCACAAATTGCCCCACACATACCTGAAAACCATGCAGGAATAAAAGAGTTAACCTTCCAGCAAACACCAAACTCTATTGTATGGATTGTTATGGGTGATGGTGCAGTCTCAAGTATCACACTAAACCGTGATCAGGAAATGAATGCTTGGTCTCAGCATGATTTTGGTGGTCAGGTTTTATCTATCTGCGCCTTGCCAACAGGCTTAGGTGAAGACCAATGTTTCATGCTGACTATTCGTAATGGCTCTACAGTCTTGGAAGAGTTTAGCGAGTCTGCACAGAGTGATTGTGAATTTGATATCAACGTAACTAATGGTGTTGGTTCTATTTTAAATCTTGATATTCAGGTTTTAGATAATCCACTGGTTAATTTTAATAATGCGGATGGATATTTCTATTCAACTTATACGATTAGTGGCACCAACATTAATCTATCTAACACTGATCTAACCCAAACTGTACACCTTGGCCAACCGTTTAAAACTGAAATCGACCTATTGCCACCAGACTTTAGCCAAGTACCAACAACTGCTATGTTTCATAAGATTCAGGTTCATGAAATGGCTATATTTTTGAATGCGTCAGTTGGTGGATATATCAATGGTCAAGAGTTATCTACCAAGTATTACAACCAATCGGCGTTCGTAAATTTGCCTTACACTGGCTATGTGGTCGATTCATTTGTTGGTTGGCAATCATTACATGAACTTGAGGTCAAGATAACACACGACAAACCTATGCCTTTACACATGCAAAGTATCTCTATGTTGGTATCAATTAATGAGAAATGAGATGCAAGTACGGGCAGCAAACCTAAATGATTTAGATACGCTTGTTGATTTCGGCAAGCGTCTCACTAAAGAATCGCCAATCTTTTCAAAACAAGGATTTGATGAGCAAAGCGCATCTGATCTATTCGAATATTTAATTAAAAAACATAACTCAATTTTTCTAGCCCTAGATGAATATCAAAATCCAGTTGGCACAGTCATTGGTGTTATTGAAACGGACTGGCGAACAGGGCACAAACTAGCTTTTGAACAAGGCGTTTATGTTCTTCCTGAGTACCGTAAATCTAACATTGCCAAGCTCTTAGTGAATACTTTCATTGGGTGGGCACAGCTTAAGAATGCTGACCGTATCCAGATTGGAACCATGACAGGCATCCATGCAGATAAAACAGTAAAACTCTATGAGAGCCTTGGATTTAACTTGATTGGCTATGTTCTTGAGATGGAGGTTTAAGCATGTGTGGAGCACTTTCAGCTTCAAGAGAAGCATTTGAGATGAGCGAACGTTCATCACGGAAGCGACCAGCTCAGAAGTCAAATGACAAACCTAGAGAAGTGTCAAAAAAAGAATCATTCAAATCAACAGGATATGATGCTGTCGATGCGCAACTAAAAAATGCTCAAAGCATCATCATTTATTCATCACTATTTTAAGGGGAATAGACATGTGCAAAGGTGGTGCTATTTCTTCTGGCCTAGAAGCTGTTGGCAATATCTCAAATGCGCTTATGGCAGACGCTACAGCTAAGGGTAATGCAAAAACAATTCAATCCGTCTCCAAGGTTCAAAGCAAAAAGATTAAAGAACAAGGGCTGCGTGACGCATCAAGCGCTATGGCTGCGGCTGCTGAAAATGGTTTGGATGTAAATGTAGGTGCGCCAGTTGTAATCAGTGATGAGATTATCTCGGATGCTTCTTACAACGCCTTATTAAACCAAATGCAGGCAGGTTATGCGGCTGCGGATGTACGTCGTCAAGGCAGGGCACAACGTAATAATTACGGCATGAAGGCGGCTAGTAACATCATTGATACTGCTGCTCAAGCTTATGGTGGGTGGAAATAATGCGTATTCCTATTTCTCGTGGTCGTGAAGCACCACAAGCTCAAATGCAATCGTTTACGCCTAACACTGGCTTGGCTGAAATTGGCCGTTCTATTGGTGGGGCAATACAGGCACGTGATGACCAGCAGCGTCAGCAAGAAGTTACAGCTAAAAATTTAGAGCTTTACAACAACCAACTTGCAGAAAAAGAAGGCAAGTTAAAGCTTGATGAGTCATTATCTACTGACTTTAACGACAAGGTGGTTGATATTAAAAACCGTCTTGGTAATGGCGTAATCACTACACAGCAAGCCGATGAAGAACTTAACACTTGGTCGAATGCTAAGTTTTCGGAACTGCAAAACAGCTTGCCAGGCCACGCTCAAGAAGATTTAAAAAAATACTGGGATAGCAACGTAACGCGCCAACGTACTTCTTTCTTGCCTTTACAGTTACGTGCAGATGAGCAAAAAGGCGGGGTTCTAGCTGATCGGTTCTTCGATGTGGCAACACGTATGGATCGTGAAGCAGGCAAAGAATATCTTTTAAAAAACATTGTTGGCTTGCCATTGTCTGAAGCTCAGAAAAGTGAACTCACAAATAAATATGAGACAACACGCGACATCACAGATATTAACTCGCGTATCACAACGGCAATTGCACAAAACAGTGTTGAAGGGCTCCAAGAAGTTGCGACTGGTCTAAAAGACTATAAGTTTATTGATGGGTCGGCAGTTCAAAAATTTCAGACTGAAATCCAAAGTAAGATCACTACATTGCAACAACGTCAGCAGGTGCAAGAGAACAAGCGTATTAACGAAGCTGAAAAGGTCGTTAATGAGTTTATTCAAAGTACCTTGACAGGTCGTCCACTTGATTTGAAATATCAAAACGATGTCGAACAGGCAGTTAAAGGTACGCCTTCTGAGGCTGAATACCAGTTTTATAAAAAACAATCTGCTGATTTCATGCGGTTTCAGGGTCTGACCACTGATCAGCAACTTGCTGAGATCAATAGTCGTAAGGCAAAGATGAAGAATAGCTCATCTGCTGATCCGGTTGCAGAAAATAAAATCTTGGCGACCTATCAAAGCATTTACGACAACAAGCTTAAAACTGCTAAGGAAAACCCGACTCAAGCTCTACGTGAAAAAGGTATTGAACTACCGGAAGTAAACCCATTAACACTAAAAGTTAACCCTAGTGACTTTGCTAAAAACATTGTGACCATTGGTTCTTATCAAGTAGCACAGCGTGATAAGGACCCAAATGCAACAATTAAACCTATTCCAAATGAAGCGCTACCAGCCGCTAAGCAAGCATGGGAAGAAGCAACCGTAGATCAAAAACTAAATTTAATTAGTTCTATGATTGCCCAAACCAAAGGCGTGAAGGATGGGGTGAAAATTTGGGGTGCTGCATTGGGTCAGTTAGGCGGAGGTAACTCAAACTATGTTATGGCAGGCGTAGCCAAAGCTAATGGCTATAGATCAACGGAAGGACGAGAACTAGCAAACTCTATTGTTATTGGTACTCAACTTTTAAAAAATAAACAGTTAATCATGCCAAAAGAAGATGACATGAGAGAGGCTTTTAACAAATATGTGGGCCAGACATTAACTGGTACTAATGCGAATAATGCTTATGAAGTGTTTAAGGCAGTATATGCGGACACCATGAATGAGCGTGGTTTTAGCCATAGTTCAAAAGATGAAGCGCCTAATAAAAAAATTCTTAATACCGCACTAGGCATGGCTACTGGTGGGGTATACACACAACCAACTTCATTCAGAAACTACAGAGGGGATAAGGTTTCAGATTGGAAAGTAACGAAACCTTATGGAATTACTGACGATGCCTTTGAAGCTCAACTTGAAAAGGGCTATCAAACTATCTCCAAGCAAACAGGAATTAGTGTCAATAATTTAAAAGAGTTCCGCTTACGCCAAGGCAAGCCATCAAGTACAGGTGCAATTCAATACGACCTGATTAACGAACGAGGGCAGCAATTGGTAGTTAAAAATGCTATCTGGCGAATCACGATGGATGGGGTGAATAAATGACTTGGTATGACACATTTGCAGATGATGAGCAGAAGTCAGTAGAAGAACTCCAGAGAAAAGGGATAACTGGCAAGCCAACTGTTCAAAAGGAAGTTGGTATTTTCGATGGCGCTATCTCTTCACCTTTCCGTGGTATGGCAATTGGTCTTAACAAAGTTGGTGATGCAATTTCGGCACCGATTGATGCCGTTGTAGACCGTGTTAGCTATAGTCTGAAAGACGTTTCTACAAACGAATTTATTGAACCGTATGAAGAGTTCAAGGCTAAGCGTGAAAAGGCCCGCGACAATCTGGTTTATGGAACTATTGCTGACCTAGAAGACAAAGACAATACAGGCATTGTCGGCAATATTGGTGTCGGCGTTGGTGATTATCTCTGGCGTGGTGCTCTAGGTGTTACAACTGGTGGCACTTTAGGCGCAGCTACTTTAACAGGTGGTTCAACTGGTAATTACGTCTATACCGATTTAACCCGTAAAGGCGTAGATGAAAACACCGCTTTGAAAGTAGCTGGTGTGAATGCTGTCGGTGATGCAGTTGGCACAGCTCTGCCTATTAGCTATGGCTTTAAGGGTACAGGTGGTTTAGTTGCCGATGCTGCATTGTCGGTTGGTGGTGCCACTGGCTTAAACACTGGTATGCAATATGCAAGTGAGCAGCTTCTAAAATCTAAAGGCTATGATAAGCAGGCAAAGCAATATGAAGTTACAGGCGAATCTGTGGCGACTGATTTGCTTATTAACTCATTAATGTTTGGTGGTGCGCGTTACTTAGGTTCCCGTCAAAATAAACTAGACCAAGACGTTGACGCTGAAATTAACCAGCTTAACTCAGATGATTTTGAAACTCGCAATGATGCGCTAAATGATGCTCTGGTTAAAAATAGCTTTGAGTTTGAAGACACAACTTTACCAGTTCGAACTACAGATCCAGTTCAGCAAAACAAACACTATCAAAACCTAGATGCTGCTACTGAACAAATCCTAAAAGGCCAGCCAGTTAGTGTGCCTAACACAGTGCAAGGAGAACCGCGTAGAAACACGATTGATTATGCGACCAGCTCATTACCTACCAATGCCAAACAAATCGCACTACGCGCAAAACAAGATGGTATAGACCCAAGCGTTGCTTTGACGATTAGTCATATTGAGACAGGCGGCAAATTTAATCATACAGCTAATAACCCGACATCAAGCGCTTACGGCCTTTTCCAAGTCTTAGATGACTCTTGGAAAAACTTAGGCGGTAAAGATCGCAACAATGTTGATGAGCAAATTCGTATTGGCTTAAAGCACATTAAACAGGCCAATAATTACATACGTAAAAATTTAGGTCGTGATCCGGTTGCGCATGAGCAATATCTAGGTCATTTACTTGGACCGGGTGGAGCCGTCAAAGTTCTTAAAGCTGACCCTAGCCGCCCATTAATTGATGTAGTGCGTTCGTACGATTCTAAAAATGCCGATGCAATCGTTAAAAATAACGGTATGTCTGGCATGACAGTTGGCGAAGCTATTAACAAATGGCGCAACAAATGGAACCAGTTAAGCTCACGCTATGGTGGTGAAACTAGCACAGCCTATGGGATGGATGGTTCAAGCTATGATTTCGCTTATGAAGTAAAAGATTGGACTGATTTAGTAGCGTCTAACGACCAGTTATACGGTGTAAATCCGCTTTACCCAAGTGAACTGCAGCCACGTGACCGAACCCGAGAAGCATCACGCCAGCAAATTGAACGTATGGCCGATGACTTAAAGCCTGAATTGCTTGGCGAATCCTATAAACTATCAGACGGTGCACCAATCATTGGACCCGACAATGTTGTTGAGTCTGGTAATGGGCGTACGCTTGCAATTGGTCGCGCTTATGACAATGGCCGAGCAGATGCATACCGAGAATTTGTTCAGAATTGGGCGAATAGTAGAGGCAAGGATATATCAGGCTTAAATCAGCCTGTTTTAGTGCGTACACGTCTTAGTGATGTTGACCGTGTAGCTTTCTCCCGTTTAGCCAACGAAAGCGATGTGGCGCAATTCAGCGCAACTGAGCGCGCTATGAGTGATGTAGATCGCCTACCAGATTCAACACTACTAAAAATAAATAATGATGGTTCAATCAATATTGATGGCTCTATGGATTATGTCCGTAGTTTTGTAGATCAATTGCCACAGTCTGAACGTGGATCAGTCATCACAAGTGATGGCCGCTTATCTCAAGAAGGTAAACGCCGAATTGAATCTGCAATTGTACAGCGTGCTTATGGTGATTCTAACCTTGTAACTCGGCTATCTGAAAACCTAGATGATGACAGTAAAAACGTTCTAAACGCGTTACTCCGTGCTGCTCCGCAACTTTCACAGCTTAATGATTTAGTTAAACAAGGTGGACGCTTTGAGAACACTATTTCTCAAGACTTAGCGCAAGCTGCACAAAAGCTTACAGACCTAAAAGCAAATGGCTTACAGGTTCGCGATTATTTAAATCAAGGCCAACTTATTGATGATGGATTAAGTGATGGAGCAAGAAGATTTCTTGAGGTCTTTAATAACCGCAAGAGCGCAAAGGCGATTAGTGAATCCATTAACTCTGAGATTCAGACCATTGAAAACATGGGCGACCCAAGACAAGGCTCGTTGTTTGGAGAAACACCAGAGGAAAAAGCCGCGCTTGATGTGATTTTCTCTAATCCAGATCAGCCAATTGCAGTCAATCGCATTAACTCAATGGGTGAGCCAGAAGAGTTCACCATGACATTACGTGACTACCATGCTGAACTTGAGGCAGAAATTAAGCAATCTGAGCTTGATATTTTAGCAGCACAAACAGCATTAAACTGTGCTTTACAATTTGGCTAATGTATAATCAATTTGTGGCTAGGCTGATCACTGAAAAGCTGTTTAACCTGAACAGTTGCCACACCCATAATCAGGTATTGCAGAGGTGCAAAATAATGATACTAGATGAAATCCAGAAAGCATATTTTAAAAATAATTTTAGTAACGATATTGCCGTGACTTTAGAGATAAGCCAAAGCTCTTATCATGAAATGCTCAAAGAAGATGATAGAGTAATTCGCATTGGACGCCCTAATGAAAATGGTGAGTTAATTCATATGTTTGGAAGACCAGTTAAAGTTATTGCAAGTGATGACTTTACATGGAGATGGGTAAAACTATGAACATTGAAGAAATTAAAGATAAATTAATTGAGCAAAAGAATAATTTTCTTGATGAAAAGTATTTAGATTGGTATGTGGAAACCTATATCAGAAACTATCCTGAATTTCTTGAAATGGATTACCAAAATGCAATTAATTTAGCTCAAGAAAGTTTCAAAGATGATTCTGAGTGGTTAAATAATTTTAATGTTGAGATGCAGAAATCTTATCAGAAGGCTAAGCAATATTTAGAATTAAGCTAATTTCATTACCCAACAAAACCCCACAAATTAAATGCTCAGATAGCTAAAACTATTTGGGCATTTTTTATGAAAGAACAATGCAAACAAGCGGTAGCTAAAGCACTTGGCAAGCAATCCCTTACAGCTCAAGAAGCAACGGATATTGAAGCACGTATCAATGAAACGATGTGCAATCTTGCACGCAAAGATATTGATAAATGGCGCAACCTTTCCGATGCTGAAAAATTAACTGAGGCCGCAAAGCAAGTTGCTATCGATATTCAAGACCAGCTTAAACGTAAGCATAAAATTGCTGCGAATGACATTCTTACACAATCTAAAAATTTGGCTAAGCTTGATCATCCTAAACTTTCAGCAAGTGAAGTTGTAGACCGTATGGTTGCACGGCATGGTGACATGTCAGGCATTCAGTCAATTAGTTCTAAAGCAGATGGTATAGCATCAATCTATCGTGGTGAGTTGGTTGACTTCTACACCAACATTAAAGGCGGCTTGGGTGTCTTCACAGACCAAGAGTTAGTGCAAAAAATTGTACGTGAGCGCTTTGGTGAAAACACTGGCGATGCATTAGCTAAAAAGATCAGTGACAAGATGGGTGATGTTTTCGAAACTATGCGTGACCGTTTTAACCGGAACGGTGGCGACATCGGGAAGTTAGACAATTGGGGGTTGCCACAAACGCATAGCCTAGAAAAAATGTTAAAAGCTGGTAAAGAGGTATGGGTAAACAAAGCTGAATCACTAATTGATACCCGCCAATATGTGCATGAGAACGGAGATTACTACTCACAGCAAGAAATACGCTCATTGCTTGAATATACCTATGACACGCTCTCAAGTGACGGTGCAAATAAAATTGAAGTTGGCCGACAAGCTACAGGTGGCGGTACATCAAAAGTAACAAACCGTCATGGTGAAAGTCGTGTATTGCATTTCAAAGATGCTGAATCATGGCTTGAATATCAATCTGAGTTCGGCGGCATGCAGTTTGTTGATCTAGTCGAAGCTCATATTAATGGACTGTCGAAAGATATTGCCATGGTTGAGAACTTAGGTAGCAATCCAAAAACGGCTTTAAAAATTTTGATGGATGCCGCAGCCAAAAAGGACTGGGAAAAAGGGATTGAGGAAAACCAGACCAAGAGCAGCCGCAAGCGTGCTCAAGTTATGTTTGATGAGTTTAGCGGTGGTAACTCGCCACAGTCGCAAGTTCTTGCAAATTTAGGTACTTCATATCGCTCAATGAATATTTTCTCTATGCTTGGAGGAACTACCATTACTTCGATTACTGATCAGGCAACCATCGCTAAAACAGCTCATGTGCATGGTCTTTCATACCGTAAGGCATTTGGTGAGTTGCTGAGCCAACTTAACCCAGCGAATAAAGCAGATCGGGAACTAGCTCATAGTTTAGGATTGGCTACTGAGGAAATGTTAGGCTCTATTGCACGCTGGTCAGATGATGGGCTTACATCAACTTATGGGAAATCCGAAAAACTAGCTCGTATATCTAGCGGAATCGCATCTCAAGTAATGCGTTTTTCTGGTCTCAATGCTTTAACAGCCGCATCTAAAGTTGGGTTCACTAAGTTGCTAATGGAGAAGTACGGACGTTTAAGCCGTTCTAAAGCTTGGAGTGATTTAGATGTACAAGACCGTGAATTACTTTCAAATACGGGCTTAGATGAGCGAGCATGGCAGGTTTTCCAATTGGCTGAACCAGTCGTTGACCGTAAAGGCAATCAACTCATGTCAGCGCGTTCTATCTATGAAATTCCAGATGAGAAACTGACAGATTTTGGTGATCCTAAACAGGTGAAAGATCAAGTTGCCTCACAACTTCAAGCGCATTTACTTGATGAGCAGGGCATGGCCGTGATTGAGGCAGGGCTTCGTGAAAAGACCTTAATAAATGTTGGTGCTAGAGGAACGATTGCAGGTGAGATCTTTAGAGGGATTGTGCAGTTTAAATCGTTCTCTGCTGCATTCTTAATGCGTCATGGCAGCAGAATAATGGCTCAAGAAGGCTTAAAAGGCAAGGCGGCATATGCAATCCCTTTGTTTGTGATGACTACTTTACTTGGTGGGTTAGTAGTCCAATTAAAAGAGTTACTTAATGGCAATGATCCTCAAACCATGTGGGATAGTGACGACCCTAAAAAAGCAAGTAGTTTCTTTGTCAGGTCTGCTGTACAGGGAGGAGGACTATCATTCTTGGGCGATATTTTAGTTGCTGGGACTGATACTTCAGGACGAGATGCGCACTCATTTGTAGCTGGCCCATTAGGGAGCGATTTTGAGTCACTATTAAGCCTGACTGTTGGCAACTTAACTCAGTACAATGAAGGCAAGGACACCAATTTCGGCAACGAAGCATTCAAATTTGTGAAGGGTAAAGTTCCAGCGCAAAATTTATGGTATACAAAAGCAGCTATTAACCGTATGGTATTCGATGAAATGCAAGACACAATTGCACCTGGCTATCGTGAGAAGGCTTTACGCAAAGCTGAACGACAACAAGATCGTGAGCGTTTCTGGGGTGATGATGTTACCGATATTCGTGCACCTGACTTTGAGAGGATTGTGAAATAAAAAAAGGACTGCAAATGCAGTCCTTTTTTTGAATCTTAACGGCCGCCAGCACGACGGTCAGCCGCACGGTCTCCACAAGATGAACCGTCTTTAGCAGATTGCCAGCTATGATCACATGAACCAGCAAAAGTCATAGTTGCAGGTAAAGCTAAAATAGCTGCAAGAATTAAAGTTTTCATTAAATGTACCCCTAGTTATTGTTTGCAAATTTGCTCACTAAGTATACATTTTAAGTTATTAACAATCTATGACTACCAAAGTAGGACACCCAACAAACCCCAACCGAACCCCCTGTATATATGAACTATATGCGAGGGCTTTTTTATGCGTGATGATCAAATAGAACGAATCAAAGTAATGTCTGAGGATATTGCTGAAGATATGCTTAAGACGGCATATGTAGCTTTAGAAACTCCACTTGATAGTAAACAGGCGCGTGGGGATAAAGGGTTTATGTATAAGATCGTTAAAGATCAGGCTGGCGTCATTGCAACTATTCAACGAATTCTTGATATCAAGTCTGGAAAAATTCCACCTATAAGCGCAACTCAAGCAACTCAAGAAAAATATGAACAGCAGCTAATAGAAAAAGCTGAGAAAGAAGCTGAAAAATTGAAACAACGGGTAAGTTAATGTCCAAACCAAAGATAAGCTTTTTAGCTTTTTTTCTACTTTGGGCAGATATACAGGGTTGGAAGGTTCCAGACTTCCATGCCCTTGTTTGTATTTTCCTAGAAAACTTCTATATCAAGGGCCGTACTGCACTGCTCATGATGCCGCGCGGACATTCAAAATCTACAATTCTAGATGTTTTCAATGCATGGGTTATTTACTGTTGGCCTGAAACGCAAATACTCCATCAAGGCACTACAGATGATGATGCTTATAAGTGTAGTAACGGGACTAAGTTAGTCTTAGAAAAACATCCTCTTTGTGTTGACAATTCAGACGTTAAAAGAAAAAAAGGTGAAACGGAACGCTGGTGGGTAGCTGGTACGGATGATGTCCGTTATGGGACCATGCTGGCTAAAGGAATTCTTTCTGGTGTAACAGGTCACCGCGCTCACTTCATCCAAAACGATGACGTTGAAACGCCAAAAACAACGGGTTCACCAGAAGCCCGAGAAAAACTCACCTACAGATTATCTGAACAAACTCACATTGCATTTCCTGGTGCAAAGAAGCTCTGGATCGGTACACCACATTCACATGATTCACTTTACGACAAGATTAAAAAGCTACGTAAAGTAGATATATTGGTGCTCAAAATGTTCGAAAATGAAAAGCGCATTGAGAACGCATTAGCGGGTGGTAAATACCTTTTAGACTTTGAGCCAATACATGCTTTTGCTGGGATTGGGCAAGGGGCGAAATACCTTAGTAAAGGCCAAGACTACACTCTAAAAAAAGTAAATGATCTATATGAAGTGACTTTAGCTAATGATCATTATGTAGCTGATTTCTATTCAGAAGGAATTTGGGCAGAACGTTTTGATGCGGAAGAAATGGCATCACGCCGAGAGGAATGTAAAACCCTTAACGAGTGGGACTCTCAATATCAAATGCACGCTAAGCCAATCGGTGATGTGCGTTTAGATCCGGATAAGATCATAGCTTACAACTGTGAACCGGTTCTTAAACGAGCCAATAGAACAACCATGTTTATGATTGGTGAGCGTCAGATTGTTGGTGCAACATTCCGTTGGGATCCATCATCAGGAAAGCTTAAGTCAGATATTTCATCTACTGCATTAGTCTTCCATGATGATATAGGTAATAAATATTGGCATAGATCGATTGCGCTTAAGGGCGAAGTAATTGAAACCGATGCAGATGGGCGCGTAATAGGCGGACAAGTTTGGCAGCTATGCAATATCATCAAGGAATTCCATTTGTCTAAAGTCACTATTGAAACAAATGGTATCGGTAACTTCGCACCAGCAGCGTTAAAAGCTGCTCTAAAGACTCGTGGAATACGCTGTGGTGTAACAGAGCAGCATTCAACTAAATCTAAAAATAAGCGCATTTTAGATGGTATTGAAGGGCCTTTAATTTCTGGTCTGCTATGGGCACATGTATCTGTACTTGAAGATGAGAATGGGGAAGATTCAGCACAAGTAAAACAAATGCGTGAATTTAACCCAGCCATTACTGATCAACCGGATGATTATTTAGACTCATTGGCAGGTGCAATCGTAGAAGCTCCTGAGAGAGTTGGAAAATCACTCAACCAAACTGACTATGAAGAAACGCCTAATTGGAGAACAAACGGTGGCGTACATGAAGCCGCCTTAGATTTCGAAAATTAGGGGTAGGCTATGTCAGTGCCAGTTCAAACGCCATCAAAAGAATATATTGCGAATGGAACAACAACTGCTTTTCCATTGGAGTTTAATTGTGATAAAGCAGAGTATTTAATTGTCACCCTTAATGGTGAGGAAGCGCCTGTAGGTTCATGGACATTGGCTAATGACACCGTCACTTTTAACGTAGCGCCACTGAATGGTGTGGTCGTTAATTTGGAAAGAAACACGCCATTTCAACGAACAACTAATTATCAGTTGTACGACAACTCATTTCGTCCTTCTGCCGTAAACAAAGACTTTGATTTAATCTGGTGGAAGCTGCAAGAACTTGGCTATCGTGATCAAGTTATTTGGCTTGCTTTAGTTAAAGAAATTTCAGACCGTATTGCAGGTGATGGCAATCTACAAAACCAAATAAATACTATTGATGAGTGGTTGGCTAATCTTCAGCAGAATGTAAATGAAAATACTAATGATATTGCTCAATTAGTAAATGATCTTTCAAAAGAAATTGCGGACCGCATTACAGGCGATCAAATTCTAAAAGATATGTTCATCTCTATGATTGATGAAGCAATCAATGAAGGAACTATCAATGCTTTGGCAATTACTCACCTTGATTCATTGGAAGCCTTAGAAGGTGTTACTAATGTATGGGATGGGCGCACAATCTATGTAAAAGATTTAGGCAACTATCGTTACGATGCATTAACAACATCTTGGGTAAAAGCATATCAAGATGCTGATAATGTAAAAGATGGGTCTGAATCACAGATGCAGATTAATGACAAGTCAGTTCGCGTTTTTGAGTCTATTGCTGATTTATTGACTTATACGCCAAGAAAGGATGGGCAAGTCGTTTATGTTAAGGGTTATCACAACCCAACAAATTTTGCTTTAGCTAAACCTTATGTGGGCGGGGGTCATCGTGTATATGTCGCATCACGGGCTGCTGAAAATGATGGGTTTTTATGTATCAATGGTTGGGTATTGCAGCATGAGAATGTTTTTACTCCATATCATTCTGGTTGCAAGTGTGATGGTGTTACTGATGATACGTTAAATTTTGATAAGTTAATGTATGCACTTGAACGAAACAACTTAAAAGGGCATGTAATTATTAATGATCCAATGTTCTTTAATTCGCAATGTCCTAGAATCGGAAAATTAATTGATCCTGTTCAATTTAATGAAAAAAATGCTATTCGTTTAGTTTCAAATGTAAAACTCGAAATCAATTCAACATTAACATTCGGTTCTTTTTTTGCGGGCTCAAGTGAACAGCCAAAGTGTAATATTTTAAGTGCTATGTATCGTGCGGATTCGGATGATTGGTACGGCAGAAACCGGCATGAAAATATTGAAGTATTTGGAACAGGGACACTAGATTTTACTGCAACAGAATCAGAATCTGCTGTACAGGATGGCTATCGTTGGATTATCAAAGCTTCAGTAAAAAATATGAAGATTCATGGGTTAAAATTTCAGGGGGGTGACTTTGCAAACGCGGTTCAGACATCTAAAACATCTGAAAATATAGAAATTTATGCTAATAAATTTATCAACTTGATGTCGAATAAGTCAAAATTTCATGATCATTCGACTCTTTATTGTATCGGGAAAGATATCAAAGCACATAATAATATATTCGTTTTTAGTAACGTGAAGGGGCGTTTGAATGCTTGTGCATGTGAACTACACGGCTCTGAACAATGGTTTTATAACAATAAGGTGTTTGGGTACCCAAATCTTGTATTTAGTGCAATTTTACGTACTGATCAGTCACTTGATGAAAATGAAGTTGTATACGATCAAAAAGTATTTGGAAACACAGCAAACATTAGTCGAAGTGCACTCGGCTATTGGTCAATTTTGGGTAAAACAGCAAAACTTAATGATCTAACTTTTAATAATAATATTATTAATTTCATTGAACCACCGACACTTGAAGAGTTTAATGAAGCAAATGTAAACGGCATGACATATCCAAGTTCATTGCCTGCTTCAATATTTACTGTTTGGCACGAGGGAGACTCAGTTCCTAATATTACCTATGCGGCAGAGGTGCTACAAGGAATTTATATTCACGACAATATACAGACAGCAGTCGACGGGTTGCTTCAATCACAAGATGTTAGTTTAATTAGATTTGTTGGTTGTTATAGTCGTGAAAATTTAAAAATTTTCAATAATTCTTTTAAACTAAATAGATTACTAAATAGAGATGTTTCCACATCAACAACTAGCGATTATTTTAGCGGCTGGTATATCAAAAACAATACCTATGATTTTTCTAAACATAAATCAGTTATTTATAGTTTTACCATGTATCTGGAATATATGAAGAATTGTGTTTTTGATTTTGCTTTAGATTCTAATTTTCCAGTAATTGATAAAACATATAACTTCTTGTACTTTGTATTCGCGGACAGGTCAAAAGTTAAAGATAATGTTATAAAAAATTGACGTAGAAAAATCATATGATGCTCTAGACGCCTGGTTCGGGGGAAGCATGATGACTTATACTCGTGCTGAGATGAGAACTCAGAATAATTCAATTGAATCAATATCATATTGTTATATAAAAGAAAGCCGTATTGCAAGTACAACTGTTGCAACAATGCAGATAGTAACTAATAACATTCCGCTGTCTGTTCAAAGTGGATTTATCAAAAGATATATGGATGAAATGATAGGTTCCATTTATTATCCTAGTTCATATACGTTGGATTACTCTGGTGGTAGTAAGCTTAAAGCGGTAGCTGCTTCGGCAAGTATTTTCCCTGAATCTACTGAATCTGATAGAAACGCGTATATTAAGTTTATATGCTAAGTACACAAC